CCTTGAGGAATACGACAGCGGTGCTTCCGGTCAGGGCGTCCACAAGTGGATCGGCCTTGGTATCGGGACCGGTCTTTCCGTTCTTACCAAGATGCGCTACAACGGCGAAGCTGTCACAGACGCAGATATCACCGAGGCAACCGGCGTCGGTCTGGATCAGCCCGGAGAGTTCGTGCTCTGGGTGAAGGCGGACGAGGTCATCAATACCCCGAAGGTCATCACTCTTGACGCGGACGGATACGCTCAGGCCAAACTTACCATTACCGTAACTATGCCGGAAACAAATGATTGAGGAAGGAGGCGGCTGTGATGAACACTCTGCTGGATAAAGTAAAATCAAATCTTATTCTTGAACATTCGGAGGATGATGAGCTTCTTTTGCACTATATCACTGCCGCCACTTCCTATGCGGAAAGCTACCAGCATATTCCGGAAGGCTACTACACGGAGCATGCGATGCCAGCGACCACTGAACAGGCGGTCATTATGCTGTCCAGCCACTTCTATGAGTCGAGGGATGGCTCCACTGGCGGTTTTTTCGCAGATAACACTGCGGCGGCACAACAGATCTGGAATACGGTCAATCTGCTTTTGCGTCTGAACCGGGATTGGAAGGTGTGACATGAGCTTTGGAAAAATGAACACTACCATTCAAATCTCCGCAAAAAACATCGTCATCGACGCTGATGGTTTCAAACATGAAGCGGATGAAATCCTCGCAACAGTTCACGCTTACAGAGAGGGTCGGCACGGCAGTGAGAAATGGGCAAACACAGCTTCATTCTCCACTGCCACCGACCTTTTCCGTTTTCGTACCATTCCGGGTCTCGTGGTTACTACGGCTATGCGGATTATATGTGATGAGCATATCTTCAGCATTACTTCGGTCGAGGATGTCAAGGGTCGCGGAATGTATCTTGAGGTCCTTGCAGAGGAGGTGAAGCCAAGTGGCTAAAGCAACATTCAAAATGCCTGACGAGTTCCTTATGAAGGTTTCCAAGCTGGAAGAACGCACGGATGAAATCCTGCCTCGCGTCTTAGAGGCCGGTGCAGAAGTTGTCGAGGCAAAAGTCCGCTCCAACCTGAGTGCAGCCATCGGCAAAGGCACGAAAGAACCCTCGCGCTCGACCGGCGAACTGCTGTCTGCGCTTGGTACTTCTTCCGCAAAGCAGGATCGGGACGGCAACTTCAATGTGAAGGTCGGCTTTTCCGAGCCAAGGCGTGACGGCGACAGCAACGCTAAAATTGCCACTGTCCTCGAATATGGAAGAAGCGGACAACCTGCAAGGCCGTTTTTGAAGCCTGCGAAATCAGCGTCAAAGAGCGCCTGTATTCAGGCTATGGAGCAGAAACTAACGGAGGAAATCGACAGAATATGAGCCTTTTATCTGAAGTAAAAACCATTCTGACGGGGTTATCCCTTCCGGTGGAAACAGGAGTCTTCTCCAAAACGCCACCTGACCGCTACACGGTACTTACCCCGCTTGCGGACACCTTCGACCTCTTCTCGGACAACACCCCGGAGGAAGATGTCGAGGAGCTCCGCATTTCGCTCTTTGACAAGGGCAACTATCTCGCCGTGAAGCGCCAGATTACATCCGCGCTTTTATCTTCGGAAATCACGATAACCGACCGGAGGTACATCGGCCACGAGAATGACACCGGTTATCACCACTATGCCATCGATGTGGCAAAAAACTATTCTTTACAGGAGGATGATTAACTATGGCAACTATCGGACTTGACAGTCTCTACTATTCCAAGATCACCGAGAACAATGCCGGTGAGGAAACCTATGGTATTCCCACCAAGCTGGCCAAAGCCATCGAAGCCGAGGTCTCCATCGAACTCAACGAAGCGATCCTCTATGCCGACGACGGCACGGATACGGTCATCAAGGAGTTCAAGAACGGCACCATTACCCTCGGTGTCAACGACATCGGCACCGACGCTGCAAAAGACCTGACCGGCGCTGTGGTGGATAACAACGGCGTACTCGTATCTACCGGCGAAGATGAGCCTACCCCGGTCGCTATCGGCTTCAGAGCCAAAACCGCCAAGGGCAGATATCGCTATTTCTGGCTGTATCGTGTTCTCTTCGGTATTCCCGGCACCACGCTCAAAACCAAGGGTGAAAGCATCGAGTTCCAGACCCCTTCCATCGAAGGTACTATCTCCCGCAGAAACAAGCTGGACGGTCAGAACAAGCACCCGTGGAAAGCGGAAGTCACCGAAGGCGATGCTGGCGTTTCTGCCGCAGCTATTACGGACTGGTTTGCGCATGTCTATGAGCCCAACTACACGGCTCAGAACAATGGGGAGGGTTAAAAGATGGATGAAAGAAGCTCTGTGATTACCATCGGCGGCAAGGAGTACGAACTGCTCCTGACCACCAAAGCAACAAAGGAAATCGGCAAGAAGTACGGCGGCCTTTCCGACCTCGGAGATAAGCTCATGAAAGCAGAAAACTTCGAGACGGCAATTGACGAGCTGATCTGGCTTATTGCGCTGCTGGCAAACCAGCCGATCCTGATTCACAACCTTAAAAATCCGGACGATAAGAAAGAACTTCTGGAGCCGGAAACGGTGGAACTTCTCACCACGCCTTATGAGATCGCAGGATTCAAGGAAGCGATCATGGATTGCCTTATGAAAGGCACCAAGCGTGAGGTTGAAAGCGAACCCGAAAAAAACGCGTAAACGGGTCGGATGCTTCTCCTTCTGACGGAGAGGTGTTCGCCCGTTTGCTATTCTACGGAGTCACGCTTCTGAATCGTACCGAAGAGGAAGTGTGGCTCATGCCGCTGGGCCATCTGCTGGACCAGTGGGAAATATACAAACAATTCAACGGCTTATCTAAACCGAAGCGGGACCATTTCATTGATGAGGTTATCCCGTATGGAATCTGAGAGGAAGGAGGTATGACACATGGCTGATAATTTCGGTTTGAAGATCGGCGTCGAGGGTGAAAAGGAATTCAAAAAAGCCCTCTCGGACATCAACAGCAGCATGAAGGTGCTGGGCTCCGAAATGAAGCTGGTGGATTCCACCTTCGACAAACAGGATAAATCCGTTCAGGCGCTTACGGCTCGTAACGAAGTCCTGAATAAAAACATCGAAGCGCAGAAGCAAAAAATCGATACTCTACGCTCGGCCTTGGAGAATGCTTCCTCCTCTTTCGGTGAAAATGACAGACGAACTCAGGCATGGCAGATCCAGCTGAACAACGCGGAGGCCGCCTTGAACGGCATGGAGCGTGAGCTCAAGCAGAATAACGACGCGCTGGACAAGACCGCTGACGAGTTTGACGATGCGGAAAAAGAAGCAGATCAGTTCGGCAAGGAAATCAAGAAAACCGGAGATGAAACGACAACTGCCGGTGACAAGTTCAAAAAGGTCGGTGAGGTCCTAAAGGGCGTCGGAAAAGCGATGGCTGCTGCCGTTGCTGCAATTGGTACGGCTGCTGTTGCTACCGGCAAAAAGCTCTTTGACATGGCGACCGAAACGGCAAATATCGGTGATGAGATTGACAAGACTTCCCAGAAGCTCGGTATGTCTGCCGAAGCCTATCAGGAATGGGACTATGTTCTCGGTCAGTCGGGTGTTGAAATTACCTCCATGACCACCGGCCTCAAAACGCTCACCAATCAGATTGATGACGCTAAAAACGGAAGTGATAAGGCTGCGGAGCGCTTTGCCCGTCTCGGCATTTCAATGGAGGACCTCTCCACGATGTCCCGCGAGGACATTTTTGCGAAGGTCATTGAAGGTATGCAGGGCATGGCCGATTCCACCGACCGTGCGGCGCTGGCTAATGACCTGTTCGGTAAGTCCGGACAAAACCTGACGCCACTTTTCAATGAAACCGCAGAGTCTACGGCTGCGCTAAAGCAAGCGGCGCATGACCTCGGTTTCGTTATGAGTGATGAAGCAGTCGCGGCATCCGCTGATTTCAACGATTCCCTTGATACGCTCCAGCGCACCTTCACCGGCGTTAAAAACAATATCATGGGCGACCTGCTGCCTTCTTTCACGGAGATCATGACCGGTCTTTCGGAACTGCTGGTCGGCGGCGAAGATGCCAAAAACAAGATCCAGCACGGCGCACAGGAAATGGTCAACTCTCTCGCAGGTATTATCCCGCAGATCGTTGATATTCTGATAACCCTGATTACGGCCATCGCGGAAATTGCACCGGGCATCATTGAAGCACTTGTTCAAGGTGTCGTAAACAACCTGCCGCAAATCATCGAGGCAGCTTCCAACATCATCGTGACCTTCCTTGAAAGCCTGATAGCCGCGCTTCCGCAGATTGCGCAGGGTGCTTTGGACCTTGTCATGACGCTGGTGAACGCAATCCTTGAAAACCTGCCTCTCATTCTGGAAACGGCCATTCAGGTTATCGTAACTATCGCAACGGGTATCGCTGACGCACTGCCTACGCTGATCCCCACTATCGTTTCGGTCATTATGCAGATTTGCACGACACTGATCGATAACCTTCCGGCTATTCTTGACGCAGCACTGCAGATCATCATCGGTTTGGCACAGGGTATTCTGGACGCCATTCCGGTTCTGATCGAAGCCCTGCCGACTGTGATTGAGAGCATCATCAACTTCATCATCAACGCAATCCCGATGATCATCGACGCGGGCATTCAGCTTTTGACCTCTCTCGTGACGGCGCTGCCGACTATCATCGAGGCTATCGTGAACGCGCTGCCGCAGATCATTGACGCGATCATAACCGGTATTCTCGGAGCAATTCCACAGCTCATTGAAGCCGGTATCAAACTGCTGACTTCGCTGATACAGAACCTGCCGCTGATCATAACAACCATCGTGAACGCACTACCGCAGATCATCACGAGCATCATCAATGCGATCCTGTCGAACATACCGCTCATCATTCAGGCAGGTATTCAGCTTCTGACCTCGCTCATTACGAACCTGCCGACCATCATCGTTGAGATTGTAAAGGCGGTACCGCAGATCCTCTCCGGTATCGTTTCTGCCTTCGGAAAAGGTGTCAGCCAGCTTGCTGATGTCGGCAAAAACCTCGTGCGAGGTCTGTGGGACGGTATTACATCTCTCGCTTCGTGGATCTGGGACAAGGTTTCAGGCTGGGCCAAGAGTATCTGGGACGGCATCTGCGGTTTCTTTGGTATTCACTCGCCCTCTAAGAAGTTCGCTGAACTCGGCAAGTATATGTCGCAGGGTCTCGGCATTGGCTTCGTGGATGAAATGAAGGAAGTGGATAAGGACATTATTCGCGCCATTCCTTCAGATTTCGACATCAACACCCGGACGCACCTCAATAATGTGGTCGATGACATCACGCCTGCGGGCAGAGCCTATGCTGCCACTGGCACCTATGGAATGAGCGGTCAGGTTCTTGTTCAGGTTCCGTTGTACCTCGACGGAAACGAGATCACCGAATCCACCGGCATTATCCAAAGCGGCAGAAACATG